TACAGCAGATATTTCTCCGATAGTTCCTTTTGTAGTAACTCTTCCGTTACCAGAACCACCACCATTATCAAATACAAGCGTGTTTAAAGTGCTTGTTTCGTGTGCGACATTAGTGACTTTTAGTGTACTCATGGCTTGGGATTAGCGTCTTTTACTGCCTTAATGTGAGTAGCCCATGTGCCAGATGTTGTGACAGTTCCAGCGACTATATCTTTGTAAAGCATATCCAACTGATCTCCAAAAGAAGCGTAAACAGTTGAACCATCAGTTGTTCTATCAGTTTGATATTTGATAGCAGCAGCAGCCGTATTAAGTTCAGTTCTTGCAGTATCTATCTTGCTTTGTTCAAGAGTTACAGACTTTCCATCTTTATCAAAAGCACCTCTGGTATCGTCTATTGAAACAACTGTTCCAGCGTATGCTTTGTAAATAGCTTCGTGATCTAAGGCCATAATAGTTTTTCCTTAATTATAGAAGATAGCCACTATGCTGCTACCTCCATTAATGTTATTGAAGATGTAGTGGAATAAGCATAATCGTATGATCTTCTATTGATATAAAGCGATGCTGCACTTGAAGTCCCGTACACTTTGTATGTGTGGCTGTTTGTATCATTCACACCATCAATTAAAACTGTTTTGCTTATATTGTAACTAGAGTATGTTTCAGCCGCAGTGTCTGTTAAATGGTTATAATCCCACATGAAATGATTGTCAGTAGAAGCACCAGTACCATTAGCAGCAGTTAGTTCAGATGAATCTTCATACAAGTTGAAACGTGTAGAATCACGACCAGATCTTCCATAGCCTATATCAACTCTTATTAAAATTTTATTTGATGCAGAAGTTTTTGTTATTGATGCGTTTAATCCTGTAATTTCTACTGGTGTACTACTACTTGTGCTAAAAGAATCTTTTTTGAAAGTTTGAACAACTTGAAGAATCTTTCCGCCAGTATCAGCACCAAAACTTAAATTACCAGAGCCATCTGTTTTTAATACCTGACCACTTGTACCATCAGCATTTGGTAGTTTAAATGCTACGTCTGCTGAAGTTGGTGCGGAAGTTGGTGAGTTGAGTGAAACAACATTACCGCCTGAGTGTTTTAGTGAAATCTTGGACATTATGCTGCTACCTCCATAAGAGTTAAAACTGAAATTGTTTTAGGATGATAAACTGTATCGTTCCTACCAGTTCTATTTATATAAGTTGTACTGGTTATTTCAGATCTTAAAAACCATTTATAAACGATTGCTTGTGTTGTGTTTGGGGAGTCCAAAAAGTTTATAGAAGAGTTCATTAAATTCCAAGTTCCACTAAAATTTCCACCATGACCATGAGCTTGTGTAGAATTTGAATCACTTGCTGTTGCGTGGTTTCCAATTATTGTAAATGAACCACTATTTATACTTCTTTTGACAACATTATATGCAGTAACTTGTGCTGTATCACTACTTGAATAAAGCGTACCTAAAACAAGAATTTTATTACTAGCACTAGAAGGTGTAATAGTTGGTGCTAAATTAGTTATTTCTGTTTCACTTTGACCAGTCCAGCTTTGTATGTCACCTTTTGATGCTGATACAACTTGAAGAATTTTACCCCTTGTTACGCTAGTTGCTAATGTATCTGTATCGACACAACCATCAGGCAAACCTCCTACTGAGATTCCTGTTATTGTTCCTGATCCGTTGACTGCTATTGGCATAACTATAAGATAACAAGAATTGCACCAGAAGGCACAGTTATTGTGACTCCTGAGTTAATTGTAGGACTAACAGTATGTGCGTTTTTATTTGCTGTAATACTGTAAGAAGTTGTTGCAGTTTGATCTGATTCAAAAAATACTTCATCTGTACCACCTCCAGTAGCTCCAGCACCTCCTCCGATAGCACCCCAAGCACCATTGTTATAACCTTCAAACTGATTAAGAGTTGAGTTATGTCTAAACATACCAACAGCAGGACTGCCATCTCTCTGAGCCGTTGTACCAGATGGTATGGTCAAGCTAGATGTATAGTTATGCGTTATCTTTCCTGTAAAAGTACCTCCAGCTTGAGGCATTAATCCTAAATTAGTACTGGCTGCTGTTCCTACAGTTACATATCCATTATTTGCTGCATTTCTTATCTTTAAAAGCCCATCAGATGTATCAACGTGCCATTGGAACGCAAAATTTGTTGTTAATGCACCAGAGTTACTGTTATTAGATGCTAGAGCTTGCAAGACATTATTAATGTCTGCTCTAACAGCAGCACCCGTGCCATTATCTATAACATAATCGTGTTGAGCCATTTAGATAATCAACATTAAGTTTATTCTACCCTCCTTTACCAAATCCGACAGCCTGATAAGTGAAATTTCTATCAATCGAAGCATTTGATGAGTTTTTAAAGTGAACAGTAAACCCCGTTCCAGATACGCTGGACACTTCAAAGTAATCTCCTGATGCCATATTTTGAGCATTGATACCAACAGAGGGTAAATTAGTATTTGCTCCCAGAATAGAAGATGTCCCAACAAAAAACGGATTAGTAAAGGTAATAGCTTTTGCACCTGCTCCGCTTGCTGTTAGATTACCTTGTTCTGTCCTTCTCTGTAAAGATGCTGTATAACCTAGCTGAGAAACTTTTATATCTTGTGCTGTGTCATTGCTTGTAAGATTTACCTTAAATTTAAAACCTCTTCCTTTATATGTTCCATTAGCAAAAGTTTGAAATGCAGTATAAGTTGGAGATCCAGTACTAGGATTATCCTGTGTGACTGCAACTTGCATTTCTGCATTTACATCAAGAGCTTCCGTACCATCAAAATCTGTAATACTATCAATTAAACCTCTGGAATCAAACAGATCAGAAGGGAAAAATGCTTCAGTAAGAAAATGTCGTTTGAAATCTACACTAAATACAGCACCTAAATCTAAAAAAGAACTTGCTGCTGCTCCACCAAATTCGTAAGTACCTGATGAAGAAATACCTCCAAAGTCATCAATAGAACCAACTAAATCAAAATCAGTAATCGAATCAAACTGTCCAGTTCCAGACAAATTTAAACTGTTTGTAGTCGCATCGAAAGAAATATTAGTTTTTGTTCCTTGAAATTTTGGACTATCTTGATCTTCTCTTCTTGTTAAAGCAATTAAAGGAGCTAAATTATCAGGTAAATCAATAATTACACTTGTTTCTCCAGCACTAAATCTGTCTCCATCATCTCTAAATTTTAAAATATATTCTCCTTCTAAATAAGGTACTTCCGCAGTTGTGGTATTACCAGCTAATGCTTGAATTAAATCAGTACTGTTTTGAAAAGTTCCGCTACCATCTGTCAGAGTAGAGTGTCTTACATAAACACGACCACCATGAATAACGTCAACATCGGTAGATAAATTCCAACGTAATCTTACTAATTTCTCACTAATAGGTTCTGCTGAAAGTCCAGTTACATTTCCTGGTAATGCAGTTTTACCTTGAGCAACAAAAGTTAGATTAGCTGATGTAGCACTTGTCTGTAATGCAGCGTTGTAACTAAATACTTGAAATTCATACGTTCCAACATCACTATCGAATATCTCAAAGTCAGGAGCAGATGCAGTTTGAGATATGAAGTTACCATTATTAAATCTATAGTTGACCTGATACTGCGTAACACCGACAATAGGTTGCCAACTAACAATTAATTTAGATACAGCTTGGTTGTTAATAACAACAATCTTTTCTTCAGCCTGTAGTGCAGATGGAGGATCTTTGGGAAGGTTTAGTATTGATACTGTTCTTGCAGGTAAACTTGCACCATCTTCAATAAAGGCATATTTAGCATTTACATAAGATAAAGCAGTAATCGCATAATTTATACCATCAGATTCCTCTACTGTTATTACTCTAAACTTCTGAGCTAAAACTGTGTCATTCTGTAAAAGCCAAACAGTATTTACATTTGGAGTATCAGAATAAGCGGAAGCAACTGTAATTACTGCACCAGATATTGATTGAACTGTTTTTGTTTCTACTGTTCCATTTGGTAAAACTACACTTAATGTTGGATTATTTGTTGTAGGTAAATCTGTCGCAGCAGTATCATCTACAGTTATTTGGGTCGTTGTTGCAGCAGTAACTCTTCCACCTCTGCGAACACCAGAACGAACAGGATCAGCAATATCAATAACAGCACCAGGTCTTACAACAACACCAGAATCAATAGAAGTTGCAAATGCAACTATCTCACTTTCGTTTTGTTCAGCAAATAAAATAGCTTTTGCTAATCTTCTGGCTTGCCCTCGGCTGGTACAAGCAAATCCTTTTACTTGTTTAATAATTACTCCAAACTTAGCTATCGAAGCAGTATCTTCATAAACTTCATAATCTATCTCCCTGCTATCCATATTAAAGTAAGAAACAGAAATTACAGTATTTCTTGTTTTTAATCCACTTCCCGAATAACTAAATCCTTCTGAAGTTACATTAGCAAGATTAAATAAATAACTTGCATCTTTTGGACTATCTTGTGCGAGTTGAATACTACCAGCAGCCCATATCGGCATACATCTCATAACCCCTGCCAATTCGTTTATAAGACTAAATGCTTCACTTGAAGATTGAATATTCACATTGCAACTAAATCTAGCTTCTTGTCCTCCAAATCCATCTGATACCAATGTGTTTGCAAACTTACTGGCAGTAACAAAAGAAAATAAGTCAAGAGAACTATCAGTTATGTGATTACCAAACCCATATCTAGTATCTGTAAGAAGATCAAGTAACACCATTGCAGGACATGAACACCATTGAGCAGCACCCATAACTCCATTAAAAATATATCCATCTGGGTACACTATTCTGCCAGTTGTACTATCAACAGTAGGAGTTCCAGAACCACTAGCACCAGCACCAGGAATCCTTACTTTTATTCCTCTAATACGATATTTTCTTGTTGGTATTGATTGAAACTGCATAGAGTCCAATCGAAGAGAAGCATAAGCACTATTGGCATAAGTATTGGCATCATCAATAATTTCTCCAAAACTTGTCCATGTAAAAGCATCTTGTAAACTTGTGTCTGAACTATCAGCAGTAACTCTGGTTACTCTTATATCAACAGGAAAAGCACCTGTAAGATTTACCCTGTAATCTCTTTGGTACGCATCAGCACTTCGACCTGTAATTGTGTCACTTATGACATCTGTATAGCCACCAGAATTATATTGAACAGCAATTTTTAAAGAAACAGAAGAACCTAATAAATCTCCTTGATCTGTTGCTTTCTGTAATTGTGGCAATGTAATAGTTACATTAACGGCATCAACATTAGAATTTGTTATCTGTCTAGTAACTGGAGAAGATTGAGTTACAGTAACTCCTACTGCTGTAATAGAAGAACTACTTTCAATACCTTCAACTTTTGTCTGACCTGACGTTCCAAATCTAGGATTAAAGGTTACATCTTGAAAGTTAAAGTCAGTTGTAGGTGGATTAGTTGAATCAGCCGTTGATTTTAAAACAGGAGTATCGTTAAGAAATACATCTTTCAATGCAGCGTTATTATATGCAGTAGTTCCCTGTGTTCTACCTTCTTTAGAAGCAGAAGCAAAACCTTCAATTTCTCCTTCTGAAATAAGATCAAGAAAAGTAGCAAACTGCCTACTGTGTAAAGTATCAGGTGCTCTTGTTGGTTGAGGGGGAGGTGGAGGACTACCACCACCAGAACCAATAATATTTTTTGGTGCGTCTGTCATGCCTGTACCTGCTGAGTATCAATAGCACCACTTATAACAACTGATCCTGTAACTATCTCTCCATAAACTATTGGAACGGGAGTACCTGCTCTTGATGTATTTTGCGTACCAGAAAAACTAAATGATAATTGTGGATCTTGCTCTGACTTAAATTCTTTTGGTTTAGGCAAAGGAAATAACATTTCACTTACACCCATTAATGCTATAGATGCACCTAAATAAACCATACTTTTTGCTATAAAGCCTCCACCTAATCCTGCTTTCAATGAAAAAGTAGCAGCACCACCTAGAGCAGCAGGAACAAAAAACGCACCTGCAATAAGAGCAGCACCTAATAATACTTTTCCAAAACCTCTACCAGCACCAGTTATCACAGGAACAATATGTATATCTTCCTGTCCTATTGGGTGGTGTATTTCTTCTTCGTTTACAGCATAATTACCAACTTTTACCTGATAATATTGAGGATTCATATATTTTTCTATCTGCGGAAAATTATTAACAAGAAAACTAACTGCCTTTGCAAGACTATCTACCTGTATTTCAAATTCTTTATGCCCTACAAATTCTGCAAGTTCGCCATATAGCTTTAATTTACGCAACATAACGATACCTCCCTCCTGTACATTTTAATAACCATTGAGAATAAGGCTCTCTACAAGATAGTCTATCGGTTAAATGATGTAAAACATCTCCATCTAAAAAAATAGCTACATGATTTAAACCAGGAGATCCAATAGACATCAATAACGCATCGCCATTTATTGTTTTTTCATCTGGTCTAAGTTCTCTAAAACCAGTTCTCCATGCACAACTTTCAAATAAAGGATTCAATATAAACTCTTCTGGTGTTGTAGGTCTATCCCAATCTTTTAATTCAATATTTTTTTCTTCTTTATACCAATCTTTTACTAAAGACCAACAATCAGTAACACCCCAAACCCACGGGCGACCAAGTAAAGGTGGTTTATATCCACAAGGTTCACAATATCCCCATTGCTCTGTTTTTGGATTAACAATATGCCACGGAAGATTACTACGTTCACAACTAATCTGATCTGCTTGACTAGGAACAGGAGGTGTTACAGGGTGGCTATGAATAACAGCAGTTATTTCTCCTGTATTATCTGCCTTTACATAATCTTCTGGGTCAATAATAAAACATTGATGATCTGTCATTGAAAGATTACGACAAGGATAGTATCTTTCTTTTCCTCGAATATTTAATAAAAGACCACAAGATTCTTTTGGATCTTGGTCTTTCGCATGAACAAGTGCTTCTTCTTTCCAATTCATGCTATAAACGTACCAATCGAAGGAAACTCTGTTCTAGTACATTGTCTTTTAGGAGCACGAATACCAGCAAGATCAAATACTGCTGCCAATTCAAATTGCACAATTTCTCTATTTTCAGATGATTTTCTATCAATTTTGTATATTTCTTGAGGAAACTCTGCTGTAGGATCTGGTGTTCCCAATGGATTAGTATTACCAGGAAAATTTATTGAATCTAAATATCTAGCTAAAGTCCTAATTCTTGTAACTGTAGCTCCTGTTAAATCATTTCCAGTAGTTACAGAATTTACATTAAGGAGAATAGCAGTAATAGTTCCAAGAGCATTACTAATAGTTAATGTAGGTCTAGGTAACTGTCCTTTTTGAAATGCAAAACCTTCTGCCTGTATTGGCATTTTTATATAAGTATTACCAGCCCAGATAATATCTCCATTTCCTACTCTATTCGTACCAGCGTGAAATCTATAAGTAGCTGTTGATCCGTGTATTGCAGCTTCAGTTGTTATAGTAAAAAGTTCAATTATTGCTGAAGGATTGATCTTTTGTAGATCAGTAATAATCGGAGCAGTACTCATGGTTCAAATACTTCTCTAAATGTTGCCTGTATTGTAGCTCTATTGTTATATGGTATTGATTTATTCCAAGTTTCGCAAACAAATTTTTGCGCAGTAGCCTCTCCAGGTGCAGTAAAATCAAAGCTATCACTATCATTTGCACGGGAATCAAGGAAGGTTTCTATTTCATCTGCTTCTGTCTCTGATACGTTGAAAGTAAAATTATAAACTTTTGGATTTTGATGCTCTGCTAATCCAAATAATATTCTATGTTCAAACCCATCAGCAAAACGAATTGTTCTAGTTAATTGTGCGGATCTTTTTTGCTGCCCATAAACAGGTTTGATCGAGGGAAACGTAGCCATTATGCAAGCAAACCTCCAGGTCTTTTTTGCTGTACTAATTCTGATTGTATAGCAACTGATATAAGACGACCAAGTTCTCTACCTTGTTCTTCATCTCCTTCAACAGAAGAACCAGAAGCATCTACGTTTACAACTATGTTTGTTGAACCACCACCAACTCCAGCTAAGTCATGGTTAGGTATTATATTTCCAGACTGGTTTGGAACAAATAATTCTGGTCCACGTTCTCCTACAATATATGGTTTTCTCATTCCTACAGGACCTCCATTAGCGGCAAGTCTTACATCAGTATTCTGTATATCATTTAACGGAGTGGTGCTGAAGTTGAACATATTACCGAACAAACTTAAAATACCTTTTTGAAGTTGAGTAGCAGCTAATTGTGCAGCAGTATCTAGGAAGAAGTCTGCTATTCTATTCAGCATATTTCTAAACGCATCGGCAACAGTCATTGTGCCTTTGATTATGCCCTTAAATGAATCTTCAAATGATTCACCCATTGCTTTAGATAGATTCACAGCTTGAAGAGTTGTATCATTTAGATCACGCATCTTCTTATTCAATTCATTCATGCGGCTAATAGCTGGATCGGCAGCGTTTAACCTGTTTAATGTTATCTGCTCCTCTAAATCTTTCTGTAGCTCCAGATTCTTTAAAGTCTGCTTTGCTCTTTCTAACTCTGCTTTACTTCCACTTTCTCTTACAGCTTCTACTTCAGCTATCTGTTTTTCTATTGCAAAATCTAATTTATTTAATTTATTTCGTTGCTCTAAAACTATTAGATTTTTTTCAGAACCTTCAAACCTTGCTTTTTCTATCTTTAGCTGTGCCTTGAGATCCATCTCATTTTCTTGAAGTATTTTCTTCTGTAACTCAGTTAATTTAAGAGTATCATCAAAATTCTTTACCTGATCTTTTAGTATTCCTAAATCTAACTGCCCTGCTGATATTTCTCCACCTAATCTTCTAAATTTAGTAAATGTTTTTCCTAGTTCTCCACTTTGTGCAAGTTCTCTTTGTTTTTCTTTAGTATCAAATTTTGCTCTCAATTCATTTCTCTTTTTTAGTTTCTCCTGTAAGGAGGCTTCCAAATCAGTTATTTTCTTTATCGCATTTTCACGTTCAGTTAAAGTTCTATCTATAGTATCTTTTAAACTTTCGCCTTCTTTTGGTGTACCTCCTCCGCCTAATACAAAATTAAGCATTTTCATAAGCCCAGTTAAAGGACCCGATGCTAATATCGCAAGTTCCGTTCCTAACCTAGTGGTAACTTTTCCAAACTCTTTAAATGCTTTGTTCATTTCTTCGAGACTATCTGCACCGCCAGCACCAAACTGCATACCAAATCTAGCCCTTGCAAACTGTCCTGCTGCTGCTGTAAGTCCTGCTGACTGTAATATTGAAACAGAAGTAGTTATATTTCGGTCAAATCTCGATAGGTTTGTAACGAGTTTATCTAAATTTTGTGTAGGGTCATTTAAAGCAGCCCCTAATTCATTTAATCCATTTACTGTATTAGTTACTGTCTGTAATAACGCTGTAGCAACAAGACCTCCTGCAAATCCACCTGTTGTACCTCCTAATGCTCCACCTATTAATCCTCCTCCAAAACCAGCAGCAGCACCTAATGGTCCTTGACCAAATAGTAATGGAAACGAACCACTAATTAATGCTCCAGAAAGAACTCCTCCGCCTCCACCTCCACCTCTGTTCGCACCTCCGCCCGTACCTCTATTAAAACCTCCTGCTTGTCTATTTGTTATATTTACAGACTGCTGTTGTACTCTTAAATTATCTTTAGCTATTTTTAGTTCTAATCTATCCTTTTTTATTTTTTGGTCTTGGACTCTGTTTTCTTTAATTTTTAAAGCTAGTGCATCTCTGTCCGTTTTTAGTATTTGCTTACTGGCTTTACCTTTTAACGCTAATCTATTTAGTTTAGCAATACGTTCCTCAAGCTCCCTTAATTGGTTTTTAGCTTGCTTTGTATCTAGTTTTATATTTACTTCGTAATTAGATGCCACTACTTTCTAATAAACATTGCTTTTAGTTTAGCGTACCTTACGATATTGGGCTTTCTTTTTTGCATCTTCGTATGCCTTTTCTTCTCTTTCGCCCTTTAGAGTAAAGTATGCGTTCCATGCACACGCTTCTTCCATTGTCATTTCTTTCTGAAGGCTAGAAACTGTCATTCCTAACTTTTCGGCTATGAAAAACTGTAAGTATAGATAGTTGTCTTTATCAAGTTGTGCTTTTTACGGCATCGGGGGTAGCCTCCTCACCCAACTCTTGCATCTTTGTCATAAGCTCTAACAAGACTGCCAAAGGTATCTCTCTTCTTAGACTAGGTTTGTCAGCTTCAACAAATAGCTTTTGACCATTTTCATCTTCAGCTTTACTTATTACCACTTGCAAAGCAAAGTCTAAATTTCCCTCTTCTTGACCTCTATTAGATGCTGCTAAAGTAGCATTTATGGTGTCTCTATCTGCAATAGTTAAGGGCGACCAATACACCTTTAAAATTAGTTCTCCGTTTTTGTAAATTGGGTAACTGCTTTTGCTGTTTATGCTAAATGCTTTCTTTAGCTTGTCGATTGCTCTATCTGTTGGCATACAAATTAAATAGTGTATTTACTTATTATACTACTACTTTATTACTTAAAACCAACCTTTTTAAATGCTTTAGAAATATCAAACTTTATAAAGTTGCCTTTTGTGTAAATATTGTACCAATTTGGACCTTTTCTAGCCGTAAGTGTATGCTCTCTTCCATGCTCTGCGTATGTAACAAGGTCTCCTCTTTTATTGGGTAATTTTTGACCTGGGGCATTTATAGCAAAACCAGCGTATTTAGCTCTGTTCCCTACATACAAGTCTTGTTGTAAAGGAGATGTAGGAACTCGTGCATTAGTCTTAACTTTTCTGCCTTGAGCGTCAGGTATTTCATCAAAAGATGTTTCTGGTATTCTTTTTCTTGTGGGTTGTACTGGATTTTTAGATACGACCCAGTTCTCTCCGAATGTTCCTGTCCACCAAGGACCTTCTTCAGTCAGTGTCTTTACAATAGTTTTTGCTAGTTCTTTCTTTCCTTTTACAAGCTGCTTTTCAATATCTTCGGTTAATTTTGTAATTGGTTTAGGCATTGGCAGTAAATAGACAGCTTACAACTGATAGAAAATGACTATCTCCTTCTACAGTAACAGAAGTTGGACCTTCTATCTCAGAAACCCTTGGAGTTACCGAAAACGTGTCGGAATATCCAGGTGCATTTACGGAGGTCAATCCATCAATAACTGATTCGGCTATGGCAGATGCAACGGCACTTCCTTTATTTGGTGGTGTCATAATTCCGCATCTTATAGATCCAGCATAATAATCCTGTGCTGCACCTTGAGCTTGTGTAGTTGATTGTGTAAAATCAAGGCTTACCATTACATATTTTTTAGTTTTTCCTGGAGTTGTAAAAGGCATATTATCGAAAACAACTGTCACTGTGTTGTCAGCAGTAGTTACTGCGTTTTTGATTGCTGTTTCAAATGCTGCTCGTGTGTTTACTAAAGTCATTAGAAAATAACGTCAACTCTGAATAAATACTCCTGACCGCCACGCAAAGTTCTTACATCTGTAATCTTCGCAACTCTGGTCGACCCAGAAAATGTAAGGGTTATTTCGTCTGATAGTAAGGGTTGGCTGTCTCCTATGAGATCAGGTGTTATGTAAATTCTAGCTATATTCTCTTGGAATCCTGTTTCTTCGCTGGATTGTATAAATTCAACGGGAACTTTTATTGTGTAGCTGGTGTCACTGGTAGTTACTGCACCAGTAGATGTGTTGTACGATGTAGATGATTTTCTAGTGTAGATAATAGTTGTGTCTAATGAGTCTCCTAGTTGAGACACCACCTGTTTTGCAATTTGTTTTAGTGCTGTGTCTAGTTGTCCTGCCATTATCCTCTAACCGCCCGTAGTTGGAAACTGCCAGCACCGCCTAGCATATACGCTCCAAGATAACTTTGTAGCCATGGGTAAACATCTAGAATATTATTTATAGATCCAGTTCCCTGACTTGCAGTGTTGTACTTAACTTGAATATCTCCTAGTTTTACTTCTTCAAAGTTTCCATCTTTACCAGTAGTTCCTGTAACGGCATCTGTATCATTTGCTAATGCTCTGGCTAATTCATATTGTGCATACTTGATACCATTAGGGATTTTAGAACAAGCTAATTCAACACCATCTACTTGATAATTATTTCTCGGAAACTTTAATGCCTGTCCATCATCACATCTATCCCCATAAAAAACCAAAGTATCAATCCATCTAGCAGCAGATATTAATGATCTTTTCTTTTGATCGTCTGTTTTATTTGTCCAAGTAGAAGAATCTGGGGAGGTATCAAAATAGTCGTTAGCTTCAGACAAAGTAACGTAGCTATTAGCATTTTCTCCTTTTATTGTTGCATTTATGGTAGCTGCCACGATTAATAAAGTAATTTAGTTTTATTGTAGCGTAAAGAAAAAACCCCACCAATAATTGATGGAGTTTTTGATGACCACACTTTAATGATATTAAGGATTAGTAGTTGTATCAAGTGGTGAGTTAACGATTAGTTCAACTATAGGAATTAAATCAGCATCGTATGTGATTCCCCAGTTGTTATCGTTAGCTAACTGTGCGTTAGTTGGGTTGTCAGTAGCAGATGTCCACTTAGTTCCCATAACGTGATAAGCACTGTGGTAATCAACTGACATTACATCTTGCTTAGATAAGATGTTTCTATCTGATTCAATACCTAGAGGAGATTGCTCACCTTCAAGAATTGTTCCTGACTTAATTAAGTAGCAACGGAACTCTTTTTGATGACCTGTTGTACCAGGGTGAACTGTATTAACTTGAGAGTCAATAACAACATTCATACCAGCGAACTGACCGATTGATCTGTCAGTTACACCAACACCACCGCCACCCCATTGGACAGCACCACCAGAAGTTAGAGAATCACTAGAGAATGTCAACATACCAACCTGATATAGATAGTAAGCAACAGATGGGTGAATTACTAGAGTATCTAGCTCTTCTCCTCTTTCTCCAAGAAGGTTTCTTGCTCTTGCAACTGTAGCTGCTGTTAAGAAGTTATCAGTGCCAGCACCAGAAGCAGTACCTTTACTTAGGTCAAGTGCGTTTGCACCTAATTC